TTAGTCTTTAGCTGCAATAGCTTGTTGCTGAGCTAAGTCTTTTAGTTCAGCTTTTGTAAGAGGAGGAAGTACCTCTATAACAAATTCAGGCAATAGCTTAGATTTTCTTACATCCTTACCATGCATGCCTTTTATAGTATAAAATTTACTGTATTTCTTTTCTTTTAACGCTTCGTAAACGATATTAGATACGTGCCAACCTGCTTCCCAATCCAAAGGTATGTACTCCTTATGAGTACCAAGTTTGGCAGATCCTACCGAAATAAATACGGTTTCGTCATTCTTTTTGTTAGGGTTATTGCAACTAAGCCTAATTCTTACCTGTCTATTAGTGTTTCTTTTTGTTGCTTTAGCTTGTTCGGCTGAATACTCTGCATGAGTCATCATGGAGAATGTTTTACCTGGTTGTTTGGTGAAAGGTTTAGCAGGCTCATCTCCTGCTGTACCGTCATTTAAAAAATTATTTACTCTAGTACGGAGTTTGTCTACTCCTGTATTAGGATGAAATTTAATACCCAGACTGGTAGCTCTTTTTTTAAGAGTAGTTAACTCGTCTGGAATAGTGTTTTCTGCTACTTCTGTATCATTCATTTGTATGTCCTCTGCTTAAGCAGGTTTTTGTTGGATGTATTACTTTAAATTTACTTCTTCTTTACTACAGCTTTTTTCTTTACTGTTGGTTTTACTTCAGTTTCAGCTTTTCGTTGTTTCATCTTTAAACGTAGAGATTGTTTAGTGTGTACAGTCATAATATTTTCCGGTTAGCTAATAAAGGGTAGCCCCGAAGGGCTACCGATTAGGTTAAGTGCTTACCACTCAGCTACAGACCATAGTACAGCCAAACGTTCAGGCCTAAGGATCATAGTACCGTAGTACCATTTGATTGAATAGAATCCTGTTTCGCCAAACTTATCCAGTGCGTAAGAAACATCACTTTCAGGTTTAACATGCTTGATCTTAAACTTCACAGTCTTTCCATCAGTTTGGAAACCGATAGTAGTAAAAGAACCATCACCAACTACTAGCATAGGATACGCGTTGTAGCTTAGTGAAGCACCATCTGCTGCTGATCCATAACGGAAAGAAGAAGTTTCTTCCAGGGCATCAGAAACATCAGCACCAGCACCTTGCTTATGCATCATTTCAGGTACAACAATGAAACGGAAGTTATCAATAGCACCAAACTCACCACGAGCAACATTACCTGCATCAGCATACTGAGCAACAGGAATAAATGCTTTGTTATCATGATAATCAGTCATACGCATGACAGTAGACTGCAGCTCTGAACCGATATAGATATACCGAGCAGCATTGACTACTTTGGTATCGACCATACGAGAACCCATAATAACCTTAGTCATTTTAGGTGTACGGTTATTGTCTAACTCAATTCCAAGTTTAACCAGGTCATCATAGTTAACAGTACTGTTTGTGTTACCAGCAGCAAAAGGATTAGCGGCTTCTTCACCATTAAGAGTAGCAATAGAAGTAGCTGCTCCAGCATAACGTACAACACCAGCACCGTTAATTAGATCAATCTGAAGTTGGTCTTCAGTGATTTCATTAGCAGCTTTAACTGACTCACTGGTAATATGTCCCAGTAGTTCAGCATCAGAATCAAAATCTAGAGACTCTTTAGTGTACTTGTCATGAATACCGAATTTTTCGATAGTACCTTCAATTTCAATACGCTTGTGACCAATACGGTTAACTTCTCCACCAGACTCACCTAATGCAGGAATCTTACCCTGGATAGTACCGATATCTTTACTGGAACCGTATAGGTTACCGTAAGGGGCACTAGCAGTTGCAGCGATAGCTGTCATTGCATAATCAGTACTGATAGCAGTAACCAGTTCTGCATAAGAAGCAGCAGCATCAGCAGCTACGTCAGTGATAGATGCACCAGCATAACCCTGACTAACTGCCCAGGCATTGAAATTAGCTTTAGCTTCTAAAAGAGCAGCAGCATCACTGGTAGTAGAGTCACCACGAAAATAAAAGGTTTGAGATTCAGCACCGTTAAGAGGAAGTACTGAAATATAAGCAATAGATAAAGTACCAGCAGAAGGAGCAGCACCTAAAGCATCAAGTCCTTGCTCATTCTGGTTACGATCATCCAGTACAGGAAGATAATGGAACTGTTTAATCTTCTTGCCCATATTTTTAGGCATAGCAATAACACTTGCCAGCTGACCAAAATAGGATTCTTTAGCTGCTTCTACTAACGCTTTTTTGTTGTAGTAGTCAGTACGAGTTTGTTCACCAATACTGGAGTCACTTCCGCCAGCTGGATCATTATAAATTTGTGTCATTTGGGTTCACCATAAATTAATTACATAAAGTTTCTTTCAGCCAACTTATTAAATTCTTCATCAGAAAGACTAAGTGGGTTAAAAGCGTTATTAGCCTTCTTTCTAGCAGAACTAGAAGTAGAGCTTGCAGCTTTTTTCTTTTTACTTAGTTTAGGATCTACAACCTTTTTCGTTGTGGTACTAGTTTTAGCCGGTGCAGCAGACTTACTTTGAGAAGAATTAAATCCTCCGTTAGCATTGATTGCATCACCTACCGTCTTGTACGCATCCAAGTCAGACATGCTTGATGGAAGTTGGCCCAACATACGTTGAGTTTCTACAGCAGCTGCAATTTTAGTATAAATGCCTGATTGCACATGGTCATTTAGTACTTTAATAGCTGCTGGGTTATCCAGTAACATCTGTTTACTTGTAGCATCCCACTCTTTGCTAATGATATTGAGAGTCTGAGAGTAAGAATCTGTGTCTCTAATACTTCCTAGAGTTTCATCTAATTCAACTTCTTTGTCATTTACAGTGTAGTTATTTGGGTTATAGTCTATTTTTTCGTCTGTGTCAATATCATGGACATCTAACCCGCTTTCCTTGACCAATTTAGTAAGTGCTGCAGGGTTTTTCTTATCTAAATCAATCAAGTAGTTTAATTTGCCTTCATCGAGCAAATCATTATTTTCAAGCATTTTAAGAATACGAAGATTAGGCTTCAATCCTGTCATTTTCTTATGGTAATTAGCACCCATCTGCATAAGCGTTCTGGCTTCTTCTACAGAGCTGATACTAATTTCTTTACCATTCGCTTTAAAAGGTTTTAAAAGCGCATTGTGTTGTGCTTCAAAATCAATCTGTTCAGCTTCTTCTGGTTCTTCCGAAACCTCTTCATCAACTTCTTCTGACTGCTCTTCTGTTTCAGTATCCGCAGAAACTTCTTCTTCTTCCTCAGTTTCTTCCTGAGGTTCTTCAGCTTCAGCTTTCTCTTCTACAGTTTCTGTACTTTCAATATTTTCAAGCACAGCTGTTTCAAATTCTTCATCAGACATTTCTAAAGGTTGAAAGGAAGATTCTTCAGCAGGACTTTCTTCCTGTTCCTGCTCTGCTGCTTCTTCAGTTTCAACTACGTCTTCTACAATTTCGGTATCTTCTTCAGACATGATTATGCTCCATCACCAAGTAACACTTCTTCACGAAGTTCATCCAGAGTTTCATTATTATCCCTGATACTCTTTTTGGCAGTATTTCCTATCAATCTGACTTTATTGAAATGTTCTTTAAGGGTACCAATAGCCAACATGCAGTTATCGATGTATGCCTGATTTTCGGTAGATTGCATGTTTTCATCTGCTTTTAGGTGTACCAAACGTATAGCTTCATCATGAAAGTACCCGGTATCTACTACCAACTGGAAATCTTTTGTATGAATCATACGTTCTAAAGCATCAGCTTTATCGCTCAGTTTAGTAGCTTCAGCTAAAGTAATTTCTACTTCTTGTATTTGCTCACTAGTATTCATTTTCGTGTGTCCTCTTTAAGAGATTATTAAGTTAAGAGCTATAAGGTTGCTCGTTACCTTTACTTACGTAAATTTATATCGCAGAAGTTTCTGCTGTATCCTCTGCTAACATCTTATCAGCAGCTTTTAAATCTAAGGCTGCTTGTCTGTCATATTCTTTCTTTTCAATTTCCTGTTCTTGATCTTGGCCAGATTCTTTACGCAAGAAGTCCAGATCCTGCATATCAGCAGCACTACCAAGTTGTCTAGCTTTAGCTTGTTCAGTAACAGTTTTAGCTTCTTTAAGTCCAACATCAACGGAGTTCTCTTGGCCTTTAGCTTGCTCATTGAATACTTGTGCTTCAAGCAAAGCTATCTCAAGTTCAGCTTTTTTCTGCTGTAACGGATCAGGAGTAGGTTGATAATTATCCAATTTTTTAGCAAGTTCTGGCATCTTACGTAATCTGGCAATATCAGCCATAATCATGTATGTCATTTCTGGATCAGTATTAGGACCAACAGTCTGCAGCATAAAAGATAACTCTTGAGCTTTCTCGTTATCAGCTTCGGCAGTAGATATAGAAAGCTTGATATCAAAATTACCAGCCAGATCGTCTCTACGTATTTCTACAAATTCTGAATTGGTTATTCTAACGATTTCTACTTCAGACAGAAATTCTGCATTCATAGATATAATCTTACGACCTATCTGAATAATGCCATCAGCTATTCTACGTAACAGGATTAAGTCCCGTTTAGCGGTAGCATCTAGAGCACTTCTTATACCTGTAGCAGTGCTTCCAAGTGAAGTACCTGTAATGCCCTGGCTAAACGCTTTAACGCCTGTAAGAGCCTCTGCTTCAGCATTTTGCATATTAAGCATGAACTGAGCTGATTGTGGGATTTCAGGGTATGTATGATTAATTATGGCGGTTCTAGGGTCTACTGTGGGATTGAACTCATAATCTTTTCCGTTTTCAAACCTGCGTTTATTAGTTACATCTAACGCATCTATACGCATACCAATTTGACCATTGGCGCTACGTCCCATGATATCAATCATACCCCTGGTAACAGCTCCGGTAATCTTCTGATGTTCTTCTAACAATGCTCCGTCAGGTTCTCCGTATAGAGAATTTTTAACAGGAAGATACTGCCTAATTACGAAAGGTAGTTTTTGATCCGGAAAAGGATTCTCTTCCATGCGTATAAGTGTTTCACCTACCCAGGTAACTACAATAGGTACAGTACTGCCTGTACCGTGAATATCGTAATACCCCCAGTACTCATAAGCTTCTAGTTTCTTTCTTGGTTCATCTTTAAAACTGAAAGACGGTTGAGGGGAAACATCTGTATCTGCAGTAGACAGAGGTGAGGCAGTTTCTGTAATAATATTGTTTAAATTGACATACTCAATACCAGATTTTTCTAACTCAGACTTAGAGGTTTCAAACCGGTAGATTATGAATTCTGCTTTATCAGGATCACCTTTAGCCGTAGGATCAATGATTACATCTTTATAGTCACAGACAACTACTGTTGGCTTATTTACCAATACTTTAGTTTCTGTTTCTATTCTTGTACCAGCTTGATTAGCTACATGAGGTATGCCTGTTTGCATAAAAACATCATGAGCTTGTCTTATATCTTCTGGAAGTTGGTTATAGTCATCCGGGGATTCAAACATTAATGCATGCAGTTCTTGTTCTTGCTGCATAGCCTGTGGATCTTCTACAGGAAAAAGTTCAAATACAGGAATTTCTGTTTCTACTTCTTCGTCAGCATAATCCCAACCAACCCTGGCTATAAAAGTACCTTCATTGACTGCTGCATGAATGTAATCATCAATAAACTTAGTTTTGTTTATTTTTGTGTTGAATTGATTATTGATTATTAAACTGTTTTGAATAGCACTTTTCTTGTCTCCAGCAGCTACAGGTTCAAGATTAAATAAATCTTCAGTACTTAAGAAAGGCTCAACTAATGCTGCACACCTCCATTCTGACTGCTTACGAATAAGTTTTGGCTGTATGGAAGAATGTCCTTTAATCTTTTTAGGCTTGGCAGCACCTGTTACATTAAGATTGTCCAGCCAGGCATCTATCTTCAGCGTATAGTGCTGATGATCAGGGTATGCTTCCGTAAGTTCGCTTTTAAGATCTAACAGAGTTGGCTCGTTAACCCATTCGGTGAGCTTTTTTCTTGCAAACTCATCTGTTTTATTAGTTTCATCTGTCACAAACTTAATCCTCTATTAGGTAACCATCAAAGTCACTGGCTATACTTGTATCGTTGTCTGATACATTTTCTACTGTTACTTTTAAATCTGTTCTAGCAGAGAAAACCATAAAACCGTTGTTCTCAAATTTGTAAGGAAACCCAGTAGCTATATCAATAACCCTGTTAGATACAAATACTGTAGAACCATATTCTCTAGATCTTACAGTAGCTGTTCCTGATCCTGGTGAACCACTAGTTCTTATAAGAGATATATTACCTCGTTTGACATACAAAGTACTGCCAGCAGGTACTGTATACGCCATTATACTTGTAGCATTAAACCCTATGGGCATTAGAGCAAAAATATTAGTTGTAGTTGTAGTATGCCTTAACGTAATTTCTCCTGCATTTGCTTCTCCACTACCCACATCAGATACCCATACACGACTGCATCTGCTGTATGTTTGTGCTCCTAAAGATACCGGGGTAGTTCCATTAAGGGCTACCGTGATATCAGGCATAAGTACACCATTTTCGTCTAGTAAATTCCGTACAACAACCTCTCTTGCACCTGTACCTGCACTTGTATCATTAGCATCAGAAGAGAATATTTCCATAGTTTCAGCAGCACCTGTAGGAAAGCCGGAGTAAACAGCATCTCCGTTCCATAAGTCTTTAGGGAAAGTATCTCCTGTATCGATATTAGTTAACCTACCGAATTTACTAATCTGTGCAGTACCCGGTATTTCTCCTTTAGCTATTTTTAAGGCATAGGAAATATTTTCTAAATAGCTCATT